AGCTGACGTCCGGCGTCGGCGGAGCGATTACAAAGATCGCAGCCCTGGGCGCAAAACTGGGCGGACTTCCGGGAATCCTTTCGGCGATTGCTTCCCCTGTCGGAATCGTAGTCGCCGCAATAGCGGCCCTGATTGCGATATTCGTCCACTTATACAATACGAACGACGAATTCAAGGCGAAAGTTCAGGAAACCGTCGAGAAGGTCAAAGAAGCCTTTCAGGGAATGATCGAGAAGATACAACCGATCCTTGAACAGATGAAGCAGGCCTTCGACAATCTTCTTGTCGCCCTGGAACCTGTCTTCGAATTCATAATCACATATATCGGCGCTGTCGTAAATGGCGTCATAAATGCAGCAGGCCCGATCCTTTCAGCGATTACAAATGTGATCAATTTCGTGACGAACGTCGTTCAGGCATTTATCGCCCTGTTTCATGGCGATTTAGACGGATTTTTGTCGTATATTATGGCCGCCTTTCAAAATGCGTTCGATTTCGTGTCGAATATCCTTCAAGCCTGGGTCGCTTTCGCGATCGGATTCTTCGAAGGCTTCGGCGTGAATATTCAGCAGGTCTTTTCGAATATATGGATCGGAATTCAGAATATATTCGCGAATGTCGGCGCCTGGTTCCAAAATCTGTTTATGACAGCATATAACGGAATCGTCACCGTCTTTTCACCGATCGGACAATGGTTCGGCGCAAGGTGGCAGGATATACAGATGATCTTTTCTGTTGTGACGTCGTTCTTTTCAACTACGTTCAACAATGCAGTTTCGGCCATAAAGCAGGCGTTCAACGCGATTCCTTCGTTCTTTTCGGGAATATGGCAAAGAATATTGACATTATTCACGGGAGCCGGACAGAAAGTCGCTGAAGCCTTTTCAGGCGCTTTCAAGTCTGCGATCAACAGCGTATTCGGAACGATTGAAAATATCGTGAACGGATTCGTTGATTCTATCAACGGAATTATCGGAATAATCAACGAGATCCCCGGCGTATCGATCGGATCCCTTTCGAGATTATCCCTTCCGCGACTGGCAAAGGGCGGCGTCTTAAAACAGGGAACCGCAATCGTCGCAGAAGCAGGCCCGGAACTTATTACCCAGGTCGGCGGAAAGACTATCGTCACCCCGCTTTCAGGAGTAACGAAGAACACGCCCGCGGCAGCAGGCGCAAGATCCGGCGACTTCTATCAGACAAATTATTATCAGTCACCGAAAGCCCTTTCGCCTTATGAAGCGGCAAGACAGACGAAGATCGCGACGCAGAATATGATTTTGAGATTACAGAAAGGATAAACAAATGGCGCGTGTTATATATTGCAAAAACGAAAATGACGTCGAAGTGAAGTTCAGCTATGACGAAGACGCGCTGTTCTTCCTTTACAAGATCACCGGGATAACGTCAGTCAAAAAGAAGGTCGCAACTTCTGAAAATACAATGGTAGACGGATCCACGAAACAGGGATCCGTCACCACTCAAAAAAACATAGTGATAACAGTCGAGATCGACGCGAACACTTCTGAAGAACATCAAAGAAGAAGGGATCTTCTTTATTCCTGTTTTGCAACAGACGGAACAATGACCGTCGAAGAAGGGGAAGTTCGCCGCGTGATCGATTACACGGTCGAAGATATCGACGTGGATCCCGACGGCGGCCCGGAGAGATTCGGAACAATATCCCTTATATGCTGCGATCCTATGTTCAAGGACGAACAGGATATCGTTGTCACAATGGCCGGGTGGGATTCCGGCTTCGAATATATCCATGAATGGATCGAAGAAGGCGAAGAATACGGATCCAGGAAGGCGGAGATCTCGAAGACAATCGAAAATGATTCGGCTGTCGCATACATCGGAATCGAAATCAATATCGCTTCTTCAGGTTCAGTTATCAATCCGGCAATATACCACATCGAAGAAGGCGAATTCATTCAGATCGGAACAAGCGTCAACCCGTTTGAAATGATTTCCGGGGACAGATTAAGGATAACAACCGGGACAAACGAAAAGGACGTGATCCTGATACGCGCCGGAGAAGAAACAAACGTCAACGAATACCTGGCCGAACAGTCAGAATTTATTCAGTTAATCCACGGCAAAAACACGCTGACTTATGCAGCAGACGCAGGCCGTGATTATATGGACGTAGAAATCAGGTATCGTCAAAGATATTTAGGAGTGTAAAGAATGGAAATCAGGGTATATCGGCCGGATCTTCGCCGCGTCGGACAAATAGAAAATCAGACTTCCGTTCAATGGACGCGAAGATATTTCGCGCCCGGAGAAATGGAGATACACGCGCCGATCACGCCGAAGAATCTTGAACTACTCGCGGAAGGAAATCTGATCGGGCTTCCTGATTCCGCAGAAGCGGCAGTCATTGAAGACATAGAGAAGGAAGAATCCGACATCAAGAACGAAATAACCGTAAAAGGACGCTTCCTTTCGTCCTATATGGACAGAAGAACGATCAAGACGGTATTTAATTACAGCGGAAGGATTGAAGCCGCAATCAGGGCGCTATATGCGCAGGTAACGCCGCTTCCCCTTGTTGTATTGGCCCCGGATATCGGTTCAACAGCGACAATCGACTTTCAGGCTTCATTCAAGAACCTGGATATCATCGTCGAGAAGTTGGCCCGTCAAGGGCTTTTAGGAATCAGATTCCGGCCGGATTATCTGAACAGACAGATTATATTCGAGATCTACCAGGGAAAGGACAGATCCGTTTCCCAGGGCGCGAACGGACGTGTTATCTTCTCCGAAAGTTATAACAACCTTACGAACGCGATATATAAATACAATAATCAGCTTTACAAGACAAAAGCGATCGTCGGCGGCGAAGGCGAAGGCCTTGACCGCGTGATCGTGGAAGTGGGCGAAGGTGAAGGCCTGGATCTTCGCGAAATGTTTGTTGACGCCAGGGATTTATCTTCAGAAGGATTGACGACGGAACAGTACAAAGCAGCCCTTCGGCAACGTGGCCTTGACGCACTTACCGAAGCGGCAAAAGCGGAAAGCCTGGAAGCCGAAGTCGATCCGAATATCAATTTCAGTTATAAAACAGACTGGGATCTGGGCGACATTGTAACAGTCAAAAAGAAAAAATGGGGCTATTACATGGATCAAAGAGTTACAGAAGTAAAGGAAGTTTACGAATACGGCGGCGGTTATGTCGTCCCGACGTTCGGTTCGCCACTTCCTGAAAAAATCGATTGGAGTGATAAATAATGGCAAACGAAAACGAAAACCAGGTAAACGCACACGCTTATTTTTACAACTCTGAAAACGGGGATCGAAAGTATAACGCCGACGGACATTCTGATTTCATGTCGCCGTTCTTTGCGCCCGGAGTATTTCAGGGAAGCCTTCAGGTAACGGCAAACAATGACATGACAGTAACTATCGCCCCCGGTTATGCCTGGGTTCCGATAGCGGGATCAACAGTCAAAAGATTAAAGCATTTCACGGAGCCGATCACGATCGACATTGAAGCAGCTTCGGGAACCCTTGACCGTATCGATACGATCGTCGTTCGAAGAAACGACACCGACAGGGACGTAACGGCCGAATATGTCAAAGGCGCCCTTTCAACGGAACCAGTTCCCACAGCGCCCACAAGATCAGGCGCGGTTTATGAACAGGTATTATGTCAGATATCTATCCCGGCCGGATCCGTAAGGATCACCCAGGACATGATTACAGATACCCGAATGGATTCTGATCTTTGCGGTTATGTATGCGCAACAATCACGGAAATCGACTTTTCGCAGATAACAGCGCAGTTCGACCAGTTCTTCAGAAATTACGAAGTCGCTGTCGAAGACAGATTCGACGCTTTCAACGATTATATCGAACTTCTGAAGCAGAACGGCGACACCGAATATCAGTCACTTTTAACAGAATTTCAGTCATTGGCGGCAGCATACAGACAGCAGTTCACGGATCTGTATAACGAAATGGAAAATCTGATTTCAGAAGCCACGGCCGCACAGCTTCAGCTTGAAATCGACGACACAAACGAATCTGTATTCAATCGATATTATGGTCTTATCAATTCCCAGGCGACCGTCTACAAGGAAAACGGAAAGACTGTCAGGGTTGAAGCTGCAAACAATGAAGCAGCAGTCACAACGACATTTTCGGAAGACAAGGCAGCAGGAACAAAGACGATCAATTCCCTGGTCGTTCCCGTGAATGATCAATATCAGTATCGAAAAGTCACAGTTATAACGTACCTGTCGAATAGGACGGTCGTTCAAAACAGTTACACAAAGGAATTAAAGAACTGAAAGGAGTAAAAGAAACATGATTGACGAATCGGCTGTCTACATCGTAGACGAAACCACGGAGAACATCAAAAACCTACTTGAAGAAGGAACAGGCGGATCCGGGATCCCACCCGCGAATCTTTCTGTTATGAGCGCGGCAGCAGGCGATCAAAAAGTAAAATTGAAGTTCGCTGTCGCAAAAGAAACAATCATTGAAAATCAGGTCGTTCAGACTACGGCCGGAATCATAGTCAGAAGAAAGGCAGGATCCGCGCCGGAGAGTATCACGGACGGCGATCTTGTCGTTGATTGTGGCCCGTCAGAATATGCAGAAACAGCCTTCGAAGACACGGGACTGGATAACGATACAGAATATTTTTATCGTTTCTTCCCATATTCGGATCACAACGTATATAACAAGAACGAAGCGAATATCATTTCGGCCACACCGAAAGAATATATCCTTTACGGATTTTATATCGATCCGAACGATTCCAACCCGGCGACACGCGTCCATTATACGGACATGGCCGAAGGAATGACCCCGGCAAAGATGAACTTCACAACAGGAGAGTTCGACGCCGGATCCTGGGACGAAACAGTATTCTTCAGGGTAAACAATAAGCCTTATATGGTAAAGAGCAACGGACAGATCGATTATGAACTGGATCCTAACGACTACACAAAGAAGGCGGACGGATCAGGATCTTCCGCAATCTCCGACACAGGTTACGACGGTAACGCTATGGCGCGATTCGATACCGTATGGCTTTATCAGTACAAAGACAGTCAGGGCCGCTTTAATTGTAAGATCTGCAATATTCAGCTTGATTCAAATTATCACGCCTACGCCCACGAAAGGGAAGACGGTACAATCATGGATTATATCTTCCTTTCCATGTTTGAAGGATCTCTGATTTCGTCAAAGGTCAGATCCTTAAAGGATCAAACTGTTATGAATACGCAGACAGGCCCGAACGAATTGACATACGCAAAGAATAACGGTTCGTTATGGTCAACGCGTTCCTGGGCGCAAAGAAACCTTGTGAATATGCTTCTTATCCTCATGGGAAGATCCACAGATACACAGACAACCTTCGGACAGGGTCACGATTCCGGCGGAAGCCAGGCGTCACACCTGACAAAGACAGGAACCCTTTACAACAAAGGCGCGTTCTTCGGAACCAACACAAACGCGGTTATGAAGGTCTTCCATATCGAAAACTGGTGGGGTAATGCCTGGGAGAGAATCGAAGGACTTGTCACCGACGCAAACAAACAGATCCTTGTCAAAATGACAAAGCCTTACAATCAGACGGGCGCCGGATATACCGCAACGGGAATCACACCGGGCGGAACATCGGGCGGATATATAAGCGCTGCGGACATGAAGGAATACGGCGGTTATCTGCCGAAGACAGCTTCAGGATCAAGTTCAACGTATGACTGCGACGGTCTATGGTTCGCCGCTTCTTGTTACGCGTTCGTCGGGGGCAGCTGCTACAACGGGGCGCTTGACGGGGCGTTTGCTGTCAACCTGAGCCACGCCGTCTCGAACTCGTACTGGGACATCGGCGCGGCCTTATCTTGTGAACAGCCTGTTTCGGCGTAGCCGAAGGGGTGGGGATAGCGGGGCAGGAAAGGCCCCGCGAATGACCGCAGCCACAAAGTAAATTATTAAAAATGAATACTGAAGGGAACCGGGGCGCGACTTCGCGCCGACCGCGATCGTCGGGGGCAACTGCAACAACGGGGCGCTTGACGGGGCGTTTGCTGTCAACCTGAACAACGCCGTCTCGAACTCGAACTGGAACATCGGCGCGGCCATTATCTTACTTTTTACGGAATAATAACCAAATGCGGCCCGGTTAGCCTTGCCACTTGGCAAAAATCAACCCGGAACAGGGAAGGAATAGTAAGCAAAAGCCGAAATCCCTTCAGGGAATAAGATAAATTGAGACGATGAAAAGCTATAACAATTTATATGAAAAGATCCTGGATCGGGAAACCCTGGAAAAATGTTTTCGCGACGCTGCGAGAAAGAAGACCAGGCGAAGAGACGTCCGGCGGATCCTTGAAAACCTGGACGAACACATTGACATTTTATACGGAATACTTGAAAGGGAAGAATTTATCCCTTCATACCATGAAGCGAATATTATTCAAGAAACATCATGTCGGAAAGCCCGGCGGATAGTAAAACCGAATTATCAATATGAACAGGTCGTTCACCATGCGGCGATAAAGCAGTTTTCGCAGATAGTGACGGCGGGCTTTTACGACCAGG